TTATCTGTGGTATAACCATTTTGCCAAATCTCGTTTGAAATATGAGAGAAATCATCAGCATAGATTGTATTGTTAGACATTGCTCTCCAGTTAGGAATATTTCCTAAAGACCAATTCTTAGCTCTAAGATAGAGGTAATCATCAGGATCACCAAGAGCAATCTGTGCAGATCGTCTTACGTTACCAGAAACAACAATACTGCCGATAATATTACAAATATCCAACACATCAATTGAGCGAAGTTTTTTACCTTCTCTTTGTTGAAAGATTTTTGAAATCTTATCAATACCTTCAATCAAGATACCAGCACCACTAGCCTGACCACCGAAACCTTGAATTTTTTCTCCTGCACCACGAATGAGAATTGTAGAATAGTTGAAAGATTTTCCACTTACGTAGTAAGCATGAAGAACACGATCAAGGAGTTCAATCCAACCTTCACGGCTATCGGGAACAATAAACTTTGCATCTTTTGTGCATTCATGAATTACAGTTACTCCTTTTTTAATTTTGGGAAGTTCGTGAATATCTTCTCTGCGAATAGAAAACCCAACACCACCACCAAGCATTAAGTTTTCAAATAAAAACAAAAACGCTTTTGGTTCATTCATGGAAACATTCCAGCAATTAAGAAGAGAATTTGCACCAAATCTATCGACGGTGTTTGTCCCTAATTGCCAAAGCATTCTTCCTGCATAGTTACAGCGAAGATTGAAAATGTGATCAAAAAGTCTCTCGGCTTCTTCTTGAGTATATTGTGCTCCTAATTTCTGTGCGCCGTTGATACAACGTTGAATTGTTTCATACCACTCTTCTTTCTGACCGTTTTCTTTGACTCTAGAATAAGTTCTTTTATAAACGATATAACCCAAGCCATTAAAACCCCAATTGGTAGTTTTATTTTCATATTTTTTGATAAACTCGTCAGTGATGATTTTTTCCATAAATTGTTCTATAATTATTGCACCTTTTTAGCTTTTTTGCAATGTTTTTTCTTTGGTAATTTCCAGATTTTGTAACCACTCTTAGAATCAAGGGTTAACGAAATATTCATAAATCTTTGATATAAAATAAAAAAAGTTTGGGTTGGAATTTTGCTACAAATATCACCTAAAAGAAAAAAGAAATAAGCTAAAATAAAATAGACGTATTCCATTGTGTTTTTAATTATTTCTTTTTTTAAGAAAGCAAGTATTTGACATTTACATAAAAATGTTTTAATATTACACACATGTCTAGTATCAGATTAAAAATTTATCCTGTTAGAAACGAATATGCTGAGTTTTTAGAAAAACCATATCCAGCAAATTCAAAATTGCCGGATTGGATAAAAAATATCTCTTTATATTACACAAAAGAAAAAAGTTTAGATCAATTTAATATGCCCACAGCTACAATTAAAAATTGTATGCCTGTAAGAGATTTAATATCGTGTGGTTATCATATTCCATTACCTTGTGATGTTTGGGTTGAAAGAACATTTGATGATGGCGGTAATCAGAGTGTAAATTTTCGGTGGGCCTTGGATAATTTACCATTGATCGAGCCTCATATGGAAATTCAATCTAAAGGCTATCCTATACATAAAGAATTTGAAAAAATGCCATTTAAATTTAATAATTTTTGGATTATAGAAACCCCGCCGAATTGGTCTTGTATCTTCACACATCCTTCTTATTATGAAGACTTACCTTTTAGAACATTAGGAGGTTTAGTAGATACTGATAATTTTCCTTTGTCGGTAAATTTTCCATTCTTTTTGAAAAAAGATTTCGTTGGTTTAATTCCAAAAGGAACACCTATTGCTCAAATAATTCCATTTAAACGCGAAAATTTTAAATTGAGATTTAAAAAGTATGATAACAGTTTGCTTTATCGTTGGTACAAAGCAAGTGCTTCGTTTTTTAATATCTATAAAAATAACTTTAGAGCAAAGAAGTCTTACTCAATAGAAAAATGTCCATTCCATTCACTCATTAAAAAATGACTTTTTAAGCTCACTTCGATAAAGTTTGTTAGCAAAAATTTTTAAACACTCCGCGACTTGTAATGGTGTAATAAAATTCATAAGTCTAGATTCTGCTTGTAAAACCTTTGTTTCAGACCAGTTGGGGTATAAAAAATGAATACACTCATGAAACATTGTTGGAATTATTGAGTATCTGTAATCGAATTCTAATTTATCATCATAACACAGACCCCATATACCTCTCATTTTTCTTAAATGAAAAAAATCTGGTTTTTGCTTTTTTAATAAATTCAAGCAATCAGAATAAAGTTTGTTTAATTGTCTGGTTGTAAATTTCATTTTTTTCTCCATATCCAAATAGGTTCTACAAATATTCCTTGTTTGTTCGATTTACTATTTGTTCTCTTTGCCATTCTATAATTAATATTTTCAATCTTGTCAGCTAGACCTAGACTTTGAATATAATCATTCATAGGATCGCAAATTTGATTAACAGTATGATTACAATAAACATCACTTATGTTTATTGCCAAAATACCATTGGTCTTTAATATATTTAAGCTTCCAGCTATAACAGGAAACAAAAATCCCGTTAACCATTTATCTATTTTTTTATATCTAACCCATGATTGAGTATCGCTCTTTGAATACCTTTCAACTATAAAATATGGTGGTGAAGTGAATACAAGATCAGGTTCGATATCTTCTTTTGTTATTAGTGAATTTTGAAACACTTCTTCTGCTGGTGCAGTTATAAGTTGAATATTTTTATTTGTATTAAAATAATTAATTTGTCTTTTATAATTCTCAAAAAGCTCTTCGTTTGGATCAATACCCACATATTGTTCTACAGTTTCAGAACTCATTGCTGCTGATAAACGATCACCCCAACCCGAACTAAAATCTAAAACTCTTTTAGCTTTAAAATGATCATATAAACATTTTGCAGCAGATGGTCTAAATTGGCTTGCTACATATTTTCTCATGGACATACATGTTCTTAATGTATCCAAAGAAACTTCTTTAACCTTTAATGACCACAGAGAGTTTAATAAAGTAAAAAAGAACTTCTTTTCATTCCAATTTCTTTCTGGTGACGGTGAGTTAATCGAATCACACTTCCAACGAGTAGCTTGATGAAAATAATTCGAAGATTTGTTACCAATATTACAAGAGTCTATATATTTGCTTCCCAATTCCCATTTATAATCATATCTTGAAAAGATATTTCTTTCTTTGATTAAATTATTTGTTTCTAACGACTTTAATAAATTAAAATCATCTTTAGCTTGGTCTAATGTTATCTCTTTTTTAAGATCTAATCCTCTGGTTTTAATCCAAATATCTTCTTTTATAAGATCTTCTGGTTTAGGATATTTTGTTAAAATTTCAGACCATTTTTCTTGTGAATATATTTGCATTGGTTGACGAATTATGATAGACTCTTTGGATGCTAAAAGCAATAAAAACTTTTGATGACCTTTTACTTCTCGAAGAGACTTTTAAAAAAGTAAAATTTTACGAGAAAGATCACAAATATAAAATAAATGGAGAACTTTGCAAATATTCGGTTACGACACTTCTCAAAAATTATGCAGAAGAATTTGATTCTGCGGGTGTGGCTAAAAATGTAGCCTTTAAACAAGGAAGACCTGTAGAAGATATTTTAAAAGAATGGAATTTCAAAAAAGAATATGCTTGTTTTAAAGGAACTGATTTTCACAAATATGTTGAAAACTTTTTAAATAAAAAATTTGTGTCTTTAGATATGGACGGGTTTCATTATATGCTTTTTCAAGAAGGGCAAGAATTGGATGCTGAAAAAAAGAAAGAACAGTATCGAGAAACGATGCGTTTCATGGTTAAAAACTTTTTAAATTTTTATAAATGGTATGATGAATCATATTATTGTATAAGATCAGAATTTGTTGTAGGTGATGTTGGTAGTAAAATTTGTGGTACAATTGATAATCTTTCATATAATAGAAAAACAAAAAACTTATCTATTTTTGATTATAAAACCAACCAATCGATCAAAACTGAAGGATTCAACGGAAAAACTATGCTAAATGGTTTGTCTCATTTACAAGATTGTGAGTTGAGTAAATATTCTTTACAATTACACATTTATAAAAAAATAGTCGAAAAAAATTCTGGTTATAAAGTAGATGACTTATACATCGTATGGTTTCCTGAAAATAAAGATTATCAAATAATCAAACCGTTGGATTTGGAAAAGGAAGCAGAGTTTATTTTAAACAAAGAGTCATTTTTTGATGAAAATGTACCTAAATAGAGTAAATATTATTACAAACAAAAATTATGGACCCATTAACCGAAAAATACTTAGAAGTTTTAAACGAAGGCAATGATACTGGTGTTGTTAAAACAACTTTAAAAACAGGAAATTCGTTTGAAGGCACTGAAAAACTTAACAAAGCTGATGAAGCTGATGTAAATGTTGATCTTGATAAACCTGTCGAAGATAAAAGAAATTCTAGTGACGAAAAAGGTGAAAAAGACGGTGCTTTAGAAAAAGCTCCTACCTATAAAGAAGCTGCTAATCCTTTTGAAGATTTGTATAACAAAATTCTTCAAGAAGACGCTTTTGGATGGGAAATTGAAAATGGTAGTGATAATGGTATGGGAGAAATCGACAATGAAGTTCCTTCACTCGAAAATTCTGATGAGTCTGAAGAAGAATCTGAAGAAGAAGAAGAAGAATCTGAAGAAGTAACTCTTACCCTTGATAAAGAAACTGCCCAAAAACTTATCGACGTTCTTCAAACTGCTATTGGCGGTGAATCTGAAGACGAAGAATCTGAAAATGAAGAATCTGAAGATGAAGAATTTGATTTCGGTGCTTCTGACGAAGAAAATGAAGAATCTGAAGACGAAGAAGAAACCGTTAAAGAAGAGGTTGATGCAGAAGTCGTTGGTCATGCATTGGTTGACCAAGAAAAACTTCTTAAAGGAATGAACAAACCTTCTAATAACGTTGTTAAGAGCACAATCAAGGCTCATAAAAAGAAAGCTCAAGTTCCTTCTACTGGTAAAGGATTCAAAGGCGAATTAACAAAACAAAGTGATTCTGCTGGAAAATCTTTACAAAACAAAAATAACAAAGTAGCAGCAGTAAATGTTGGCAAAGGAATAATTGACAACAAATAATTAATTAATAAAAATTAAAAAAGAAAACTCCATCTGAAAAGATGGAGTTTTTTTATAAATAGATATATGATTTCTAGCTTTAAAAATTTTTATAACCAAAAATCTGATATTGTAAAACCTACAAAAAATTCTAGAAAACACACACAGTCTTTAAATAGAAATACGATAGACCGTAAAAAAGGTTTAAATTTTGTTCCTGATTCTGATAATATTAAACGATCACATTATATTATCAAAAGATTTAAAATGAATAAAAATTTAAAATTTGATAAAATTCCACTTACAGTAGCAAAAGAGTTAGCAAAAATTTTTAGACGAAATATAGAAAAAGAAACTGGTGATTTTAAAAAATCTCTAGGAAGAACAGATTTATTTTTAGTAAGAAAGGGTACAAAATATTTTGTTGTACGTAAAAAATAAAATATGGAAAAGGTTAGATTTTTAAATAAAAAAATTAATGCTAACGAAAGGTCAAACTTCAATCGTTGGAACAAAGAACAAATTGAAATGTTTGGTCAAGAAGTTAAGTTTTTTTCTAATTTAACTTCTTTATCTTCTGCTGACGATTTATATGGTGAAGATACGGTTTCGGGTTTTGGTGAAGGGAAAGAACTTGTTGTTCTATTAAATCTTAACAATGATTCATATCTTCTTTCTAAATTTGGTATTGTAGCCGATAGTGATATAAATGGTGTTATTCATCCTGAAATGTTTGAAGCATTATTTGGTGTCGGTAGTGAACCCAAAGCTGGTGATGTTATTGAATTGACAGAATTTGGTGCTGATAGAATACACTTTCCGAAACGTGGTGCTAATGTATTTGAATTAACAGAGGTTATAGACGAGTTTCAAATAAATCCTATAGCTGGACATTATCTTTGGTTCTTCAAGGGTCGTAGGTATGATTACAGCCACGAAACAGGTGGTCCCGGTGCTGGTGTTGGAAATAATACCAATGTCAGTGACAATGATACTATCGAACAAGACTCCCAAGAAAATTTTTCATACCTACAGAACCCCTGTAGTAATGATAATGTCTATGGTGATTATTAGACAGAATAGGTCTTTTCTTTATCTTTGTCTTTAATATAAAAATCAACACCTAATTTTTCTTGTAAAAGTCTTTTTTGAATATGATCTTCTACACTAGAAATGTATTTTTTAATCTTAACTGGACTAAGTTTGAGAACATCAAACTCTTTTTTTCTCTGTTTTGCTTCTTCAGCAATCATGTTGATTGCTTCGTATAAAGCTATCCATCTAGCATAATACATAGTTTCTTCGTATATATTTTTACCGGACAGGTCAATGTTAGTTTGTTTAGTTTTATTTTTTGTCTTCATCAGTTAAAAGTGAATTGATTGGCAAAGAATCTGTGATTCTGGCAACTGTAAAATTAATAATCACAGCGTTTTCTTTATTACAAGAAGTACAGATAAACTCTGTTCTTTCATTTTGTTCAGGTATAAATGTTAATAAATTTTTTTGCTTACAATAAGCACACTCAAGAATAGTCGATAAATTTTCTAATTTATTTAATTCTATTTGTTTTGTTTTTTCTCTATAATAGTTTATTATGATAGTTGCTATTACAGAGTAAAGTACGTATTGAATTAAAAAAGCAAACGCAAATACGTAAAGAAAATTACCACCAAACAGTACATTGGCCAATCCGAATAAAGCAGAAACTATTAAATTAATAGAGATAGATCTTATAAGATTTTTCATCTATAACGAGATTACTAGAATTTTCTTGTAAGGTCAAGAAAATTTTTAATTGATCTTGGAAACGTCTACTATTTTAGACCCAAGTGTTTTTATATGATTTAAAATAGTTTTAATATCTTTTAAAAACTTTTTTAATTCTTCTTTTTGATTATCAGATAATGCCTTATTAGCTTTTATTGAAGCATTGATTTTTTGACCAGCGGTGTAGAGATTTACATAACTACTAGTAAAATCGTCTACAACACCCTCTAAAGGCCAAGGAACGGCTCCTTGTATAGGTGGTTCTGGAAGTCTTTCTCCACCGGGTCTTACATTTTGATTGTATTGAAAATTATAATCTGATTGATTTAAAGGAATGAAGTCTTTACGAGCAGGTTGTTCATAAGCAGAATATGCTTTCATGCTACCCGCATTCGTAATAGTTTCTTCAATAATATCCTTTAAATTCATACATTTCCTACTTTTACTAGTTGATTACATCTATCACAAATCCACTTTATTTGTTCTCCTTGTGGTGTTTTTTGAACTCTTCCTACAACTGTAGCACCACAATAAATACATGTAACTGGTCTGTTTGATACTTTGTTATAATCTACTTTTTGTTGATTTTGATCCATTCTATTATTTACTTACATTTTTTGGTTTCCAAGTGTCTTTTTCATTTTCAAGGCGATTAACAATAAATTTCACAAACTCAGATCGTACAACGTCTTCATTTGTAAATCTAAAATGATGAATACCGTATTTTTTACATTCATCATCTGAAAATAAATCACACATTTTAGAAAAACCACCAGCTTTTGCTTCTGGTAAATCTGATTGCATAGGATCTCCACAAAAAATAATTTTTGAAAATTCACCCATTCTAGTAATAGTTGTTACCAATTCTCTGAATGTGATGTTTTGTGCTTCGTCAACGATGATCGTTTTTGCTGCCCAATGTAAACCTCGGATATAATTCACAGGCGTTGCACTAAATCTTTCGTCATGTCTTAATCTATTCAATGCACCTTTATCTAAAAGTTCTTCAAGTTTTTCCATAAAGGGAACCATATACGCTTCAAATTTTTCATCAATAGAACCGGGTAAATAACCTATTTTAGAATCAGCACTTTCAACAGCACTTCTTACAAAGATTATGTCAGAAATTTTTTTATTTTTCAAAAGGTTCAGTGCGGCATAAACAGCAGTTAATGTCTTTGATGTACCTGCTGGCCCTTCAATAAAAACACATCTTGTATGTTTATCTAAAATAGCTTCAATTAGTTCTTTTTGTTTATTTGTCCACGGTAGTTCCCTAATACCAAATTCAAAATTAATTTTTTCTCTTTGGTATACATAAGGAGAAGTATCCTCACGGTTTTGAGAATGGCTTTTTTGAACAGAGTCTGTCTGTTTCTTTTTACTTTTTTTTGACTTCATTGAAGAAGTTACCAATCTTTACACGCTTGGTAACGTGGTGTGCCAGCCTTTGCTCCAGAGCATTTATGTCTTGCACGAAATGATTTTTTACGTTTTGTGTTACCGGATTTACCAGTTACACGAACACCTTTTTGACCCCAATGTATTCTTTTATATCCACCACCACTTGGGTTTTTTACACACTTCATCCACTTTTTACCCTTGGCTGTAGATGAAGCTTTTTTCGTTGGTCCTGTGCATTTGGCTTCTTCCAAAAGCTCAGTTACTAAATTATCGAAATTTTCTGGTAACATATATTATATTTATACTGTTGCTTGTTGATTTTTATTGAAAGGGTTCAATGGGTTATTCATTACTGGACTAACATTAGGGGAAGTTTGTTTTTCTTTTGGAACTTCTGGTTGATTTTGGTCTTCTTCGTTTTCTGTTGCATTTGTATTTTGCGTAACATTTTCAGATTTATCTTCCAATGTTTTTAGAATTCCTTCTATAGTTTTAGGATCGATATTTTGGCCAAGTTGCTTAAAATAATTTTGTAATTTTAAAAAATTGGGATTTTGGACATCCGTATTTGTATTTTGATATTCACTAAGTAACTGTGTATAAAGTTCATTATATGATTTCATATACTACTATTTACATTTTTTTATAATTTTACGTAAATTGGTACTTAAATAAGATAAATATTTTCATAACATATGGCAACAAGAATTATACAAACACCAAGAAGAATTGAATCACCCGGAGTTCAAATTACTGAAACTGACTTAACAAGACTACCTAGTGGAGGAGGTGCAGCAATTAGACCAGCCGCAGTTGTTACTGGTTTCGCTTCACAGGGTCCTACTGAACAAGTTGTTAGAATCACAAGCATGGCTCAATTTAATACCGTTTTCGGCTTACCTGAAACAGCCGCAGAGCGTTATCTCTCCCATACTGTAGAACAATTGGTTAGTACTGGTTCTGATGTTCATGTAACAAGAATGCCCTATGGTGCCAATGGAGGAGAAGAAGATCCTCAGAATCATTATAGTGCCTTAGTATTTCCAGTTTTACCACACGGTAAAACTTATTCTGATGCAGAAGCATATTACATTCTTCCTCCTAAATCTGTTAAATTTGACCAAAATCAATACGATAAATACATCAGAGAAGGAAGTGTAACATGGAGTACACAAGTAAGTTCTGTATCAACAGTAGCAAACCAAACCTTCACTTTAAACAGAACAGTAGCTAGTGCTTTATTCTTAGACGTAGTTAATGATTTAAGAGTTAGTGATGTTTCTGAAGTCAATAAATATTTCCCATATGCTCCTAATGCATATCAAGGTCCTGCTGTTTTACCAAACCAACAAGTAGTACAAAGACCTTTAACAGCATTCAATATCCAAGCATACTTTAATCAAAGAGTTCAAGATTATATTGATGGAATTGTTGCTGCTGACAATGGGCTTATAAATGATGCCAACAAGTTAGATAAAAACTTGGTTGGCGGTGCTCCTATTGCTTGGGCAACAGTAAACACAGATTTAAACACATTAAGTTCTTGGACAAATTATGTTTCAAGTAACAGTAATGGTGTAGGAACTGTAATATCATATGATCTTAACTATCATGATAAGAGATCATTAAACGCATTAACAATCAATGGCCCAGAAGATTTAAGTAAGGCTGGTATTGTTATCATCAACAGTGATAAATTAGGGGTTAATGATATGTTTGAAGGGTTTTACATTGCCCTTGCAGATAATTCAGATGATACTCCTTATACAGATTTTAGTTCTGTAACATCAATTTTCGCAGTTAATTCTGGAAATAATGTCGGTCAGTCTTTCTATAGAATTCCTGATGAAAGATTAAACTTCACATTAACAGAGTCTTATTCAAGTGTAACATTCCAAAGTGTTTCTGAAAGAATGTCAAGATTCCCTGCTTATGATTTCTCAGATGATGCATTCAATGATTCCTTGAAACTGTTTGTATACAGATTAAACACTTCACCTTTCCTTCAGGATGCTATAACTTTAGATTATAGCACAGTGGAAGCATATGCTGGTTCATTGTATGCCAAGAGAAAGCAAAATGACCCTCGCGGTGGAAGATTAGTTAGCTTCAACATCGAAAATAGAATTGAAAATAATCTCAATTCTAGAATTAAATTTGTAACTAATCCTAACATATCTGAAACAGGCGTATGGATCGATCAATTTGGTAGACCTGTCAAGAAGGTAAGAGTTGCTGAAGGAACCAAAGCTATTTGGTGTCACAGTCTGTTCTCACCTACATCAGTTGATAATAAAAACAAAAATATTGGTGATCTCAGTCTTAAATTAGACAGAGTTTTCCAAACATATGAATTAACTGAAAATGAAAGTACATTCATAGACATTGTTTGTGAAGCTGGTTTAGGCACAATAAACGTAGCATTAAGTGCTGCAAGATTTAACCCATATGTTGGTTCAGATCTCGCGGGTCACTTTGATGACACAAGAGATGTCGATGTCAACAATCTTAAAGTCATTCCTAAGAACTGGAGAGCTTATTACCAAGAGTTTGATGTCGTAAGAGAAGCTTACGTTGATGTTCAGAGAAAATTCAGAAATTATGCACAAAATAGAAAAAATCACGTATTTATTTCTGATCCATTGAGGTATGTTTTTGTCAAAGGCAAAAACGCTAAAATAGCCGATTCAAGAACATTCAACTTCGTTGATGATGTTTTAAGACCTCTGAATGTGCTTTATGCAAAAATTGGTCGCTCAACATACATGGCAACATATGCAAACTGGATGAGACGTTATGATGCAGCCTCAGACGAATTTGTTTGGTTGCCACCATCAGGCTTTGCTGGTAGAGTTCTCCTCAATACCAGAAGAAGAGCACCATGGTTAGCTCCAGCAGGATTTAATTATGGAAGATTGACTGGCGTTGTAGATCTAGCACTCAACCCAAATCAAAGACAAAGAGATCTTCTTTATAGACATTCCTACAATCCTATCGTTAACTTCCCAAGAGAAGGTATGGTAGTTTATGGTCAAAAAACATTCATAAATTATCAAACAGCATTCGATAGATTGAATGTAAGAAACCTCTTCTTATGGTTAGAAAAGAGCACAACAACTATCTTAAATAGATTTGTATTTGAACCAAATACAATCACAACAAGAAACAGAGTTGTTCTTAGATTAACACCTTTATTCGAAAGAGCAAAGACAAGAGAAGGCATCTATGATTACAGAATTATCTGTGATGAAAGAAATAACACACCAGACACAATCGATAGAAACGAACTCAGAGTTGCAATATATATTCAACCTGTTAGAGCCGCTGAATTTATCTTGGCTGACTTCGTTGCTACCAGAACTGGTACAGACTTAGATGCATTAATCAACTAATTATAGAATAAAAGGATAAATAAAATTATGGCAGGAATATTAGATCAACAAGGCATTAGAAACTTCCACGAAGTTGCTGGTAGAAAAGATTTCTTCAGACAAAATCTTTTTAGAGTAATTGCATTCGGTGGAGCAAACTTCTTCAACGATGATGATTTGCTTTACATCGAATCAACAACACTCCCTAGCAAGACAATAAACAACATTCAAGTTCCTTATATGGGACTTCAATTCAATGTTCCCGGTACGGTTCAGTATCCAAATAGTAACGCATGGCAGGTTACTATGAGAATGGATGCAGAGCTTGATGTCCGTGACAAACTTGAAGATTGGATGAAGAGCATCTTTGATGATGAAACCAGCACCGGAGAATATTCTATTCCCGCTGGTGATGAAGGTGTTACAACTCTCGACTTGATTGGTAAAAATGGTAACAGACTTAGAAGATATCATCTCTATGGTTGCTATATTACTAATTTGGGAGAAATGACACTGAATGTTGGCACTGCTGGTGATATTGTCACAGTTCCAGCTACTATTGCTTACCAATACTGGAGAGTAGAATAATTTTACTTAAGGATAAGTAATTCATATAGCATATGGCTAGTGAAGATCCTTATCCTTATGAAAATTATTTCAAGTCTTTAGCTGCGTGGCCTACTGCTCTTGCGTCTGCTAGTCAATGGTGGCTAATATTCGATATAGACAGTGTACCTGCTTTGCAAGGAGACGTAACTAAGAGATTAAATGCAATTGAGTCAAATTTTGGTCAGGCTGGTTGGCATGTTAAACAAGACAGTATTACTAAATTAACTGATTGGGAATATAATACACAATATGGCGTTGGCTGTGTATTTGCAAGACAAGTAAATCTTCCAAATGATGGTATTGATGCTGGAAATACTGGATTAGAATATGGTGGATTTTTACCACCAGCAACATCTAATACTAGAACAAAATATTCAAAATTAAGAATAACTTTCTTGGAAACAAATGCGTCTTTTGTTGATCTAGTAATAAGACCTTGGATGGTATTGTCTTCGTATTATGGTTTAATATCTAGAGATTTTGATAGCACAAGAAACGTAAAGTGTTCATACTGTGATGTTAACTTAATGGCAAGAGTAGGTAGTGGTAATAAACAAGCCATACGAAAAACTTATAGATTTAACAATATTGTTCCGGTGGGTATTGATGGAGAACAATATTCATATATGGCCGATGATATGAAATATACCTCTGTAGATTTTGTATATGATCAATATTACGTAAGAGATCAAAACACACCAAATTTATTAAATTTAACAAGATAGTAAACAAAAGCCTTTATTTTCAAGCTTTGTAGAATAAGCTATAATATAATGTTTTATACACACGCATTACAGTTTCCATATACTAATACAGTTTTACATTTTAAAGAATTTAATAATAAGCAATATCATAATCTAATAAAGAGTAATACTAATTTACCACCAGAAGCAGACTACAGAATAGATTATCATTATACCATTATAAATATTTTATCTGAATGTTTAAAGGATAAAGAAAAAATTTTTGATTTAAATATTGTAGAATTTTTAATGTTTTGTATTCGTCTAAGAACAATATCTGTTGGACATACAGTAGAACTTTCCATAAAAAACGAAGAAACAAAAAATACTAAAATTATTATAAACTTTTTTGATTTATTAAAATCTGTTTATGATATAGCTGAAAATATCAAAAAATATAAAATTATAAAAGACGAAAATATAGAAATACACTTAAATTGGCCGATGTTAAAAGACGAAGAGTTCTTTTTAGAAAATTTAACAAATGATCAATTAGATAAATTTTTAAAATCTTTACCGTTGTTTATTGAAAAAATAATTATCAAAGATAAAAACTTTGAATTTAAAAAATTTGATGCAAAACAAAAAAATACTTTGTTAGAATCTATACCGTTATCAATAAAACAAATTATTCAAACAAATGTTCTTTCTTTACTCAAAGAAATTTCTGTTATACCTCTTTTTGAAATAAAAGAATTTAATGAATATAAATTAGAATTTTTTAATGCAACAATGCAAGATTTAATTAGATTTATATTTTCTGGTGATGAAAGATCTATTTTACAAGAAAATATTTTTTTGAAAAAATATAATTTTTCATTGGAAGAAATTAATAATTTAACACCATTAGAGAAGGCTGACTATATTCATGAATATGTTGAGCAAATAACCAAGTCTAATCAAAATTCTGACTTGAATTCTAACGTGAATTTATAATTATTTTAATAAATGAGCGATAATACACAAAATTTTAATGATATTTTAAAATCATTAACAGATATATCAAATACTTTTAGTTTATCTGTATATATACCTTCTCTTAAGAAAAACGTTGAGTTTAAAGAACTTAATACAAAACAACAAAAAGATTTATTGGAAACGGTAACTGATACATCAATATATAAAAGTAAATTCACCCAAAATTTTTTAAAAATTATTAAAGAGAATTTAATTACCGAAGGTGTAGAAGTAGAAAAACTAACAATCTACGATAAAGTTTATATAGGTTTATTTTTAAGATCAAAAATATCTAATAACTTAAATGTGGTTTTTAATGAAAATCCCGTTTACTCTGAATCTGTAGAATTGCAGCCAATAATTGATAACAGCTTAAAGTATAATCACCCTTCTACTGAAAGTATCAATATTGTAAAAGATGGAGTATCTATAAACGTCGAAGTTTTAATCCCGACAATAACTTTGGAATCGAAATATGAATTAGAATTATCAAAAACTTATAAAAAAATAGATGATGTTAAAAATGTAAATGACATGGGAACACTTTTGTCAGATGCATTTATTGGTGAAGTATCTAAATTTATAAGTAAAATAGCATTCGATGATAAAGTCATTAGTTTAGAAGGACTTACTATAAACCAGAGAATAAAATTAACAGAACTTTTGACTGCTGATTTGACTCAAAAAGTACTACAAAAAATTGCAGACTGGAAAACCGAATTAGATTCTTTTTTAACAGTTTCTTCTAAGAATGGAGAGTATAAAAAGACTCTAACATTAGATAATCTTTTGTTCCTAATGTAGCACTATAACAGTAATCGGCCATAAATATTATTATGGTAGCGAATCCTGACATAGAAAGCTTTATAAAAGAATTTACAGAAAAGGGATTAAAGGAAAATCCTTTAGATGTTCTTGTAAAGATATTTGTCAACGATCAAGATTTACAGTTAATTCGAAGAGATTTTAAACGGAATATATTAGAAAAGTTGGTCAAAAAATGGAAAACTTTAACAGATAATGTTGAAAATTCTTCTGAAAGGGCTACTGAGATATATGAAAAGCTGAACACATTAATTCAAAAAGTTCAAACCAAAGACAAAGAAGTAACCGACATTCAAGCTAAATCATCCAAAGAGTCTCCGAGATTAGTTGAACAGCCTAAACAACCCGTAAAAGATACAAATGTTCAAACAGATTTTAATTTCTTAACCGACTATCAAAATATATTTTCAGATATTTTTTCTAAAATAAAAGAAGCTTATCAGAAAAAAAATACGGAAGAAACGACAGATGTTGAAACACTCAATAACAAAAATATTTTAAAAAATCAAAAATTCGATTTAAGTGATACTCTTAAAAGTTTTATTTTTGATATTAAAAATATTTTCAATTTAAACAACGAAAACAACAATAATCTGATTGGTAATTTAGTAAATGTTTTAGATTTACAAAAAAATAACACGCTAGAATTCATTAAAGCCAATAACGAAAATCCAACAAATAACACACAAACAACTTCAGAAGAACAAAAATTATTTGAAAACAAACCAACAGAAACAATTATAACTTTTTCTACTCAGACAAGTGATTTTTTATCTAAATTAGTAGATAAAATTTTAAAAGAAAAATCCGAAGAAACATCGAATGTTACAATACAACAAGGTGGTGGTTTGTTTGGTGGTTTGTTTGGTGGTTTATTAAATGGTCTAGGTGGCGTTGCTGGTTTGATTGGAGGTGCTATGGCGGCTATAGGTGGCATAGGAGCTATTACATCCTTTTATTGGCCTGAAATTAAAAATTACATTAGTGAGAAATTTGGCGATAAGGCTGCTGAAACTTTTGATAAATTTCAAGGAGTAGTGAATGCCATGAGTAAATTTTTTACTATGGGTGGACTCCAAATGACCTTTGGGAATGCTTTTAAGACCGTTGGTACATTCTTTGGTAGTATTAGTGAAAAGCTGGCAACATATGCTACTCAAATGTTTTCTGGTGTGTTTGATAATATCATAGGTGAAAGTGCTGAAGTTGGTGGAAAAGTGGCTGGATCTACTGTGGGACGTAATTTAAAAGGTCTTTTAGCTAGAGGTGCTGGTTTACTTTTGAAAGGTGTATCTTTGACCGCATTAAAAGCCATTCCATTAATAGGCACAGTTATTAGCTTTGGTCAGGCTTGGGCAAGGTTTCGTGAAGGTGAATATATGCAAGGTTTGATAGACATAGCCGCTGGAGTCACTGGTTTGGTTCCCGGTGTAGGAACTGCTCTGTCTATAGGTTTAAGCCTTTTAAATACCTTTATCGACTTAAAGGGCGGTGAAGAAAAAGAACAAAAGGCCGAGACAGGATTGAGCATAACAGCGATGCTAATGAAAGCCGTAGGTTGGGTAGCTAAAATAGGAAGTAAATTAAAATTTATACCTGTTATTGGTTCTCTTTTAAGTTTTGGTTTAGCATGGGGAAGGTTTCAACAAAACGATATCTTAGGCGGTGTTTTGGATATAGTATCAGGCATTGCTGCGTTTGTTCCCGGTGTAGGTACAACGTTGGCTATAGGTATAGATATATTAAACAGCGTTTTAGATTACCAACAAGGTTCAGATACATCTACTGGTAAAGCTTCTATTATGGGAAACTGGTTTGGTTCTTTTTACAAATATCTCAGAGAAAGTTATTTGGTAGGAACCTTAATCAAAGCTGGTGAAGGTCTATATTCTTTGTTTACAGGCAATATACGTGAGGGTTTAGAATTGATCAATGAATTACCATTTTTCGGTTCTGTAGCAGGAACATTTTTATCAATATTAGATGCATTTGAAACCACAACCGATTCAAAAACAGGCGTAACTACTACAAAATTTTCATTTACTAAATTAGCAGACAATTTAAAAAAGAACTTGTATAAAAATTTAGTAAATTTTTTCCCAGAAGGATTCGGTATAAAATCTTGGTTTGCTAGTATGTTTGGATATACATACGATGAAAAGACAAAAGAACTTGTAGAAAATAATGCTCCAATATCTGAGATTAAACAACCAAAAATGTCTGGAGTTGAAAAGAATGTTATAAGAAATCTTCCAACCGAATACAATGAAAAAGATGAGACTGAATTAAAAGATAATGCAAAAGGATTAATCTCCAACCGAAAAGAATTAGAAGCTTCTATTGAAGAAGAAAAAAACAAAAATTTTATATCAAGAGATGATAGAAAAATAGAAATGTTAGAAAGACAAAGAGAGAATATATTAGAATCTCAAAAAGCATTAAATTACAAACTCAAAAGATATGAAGAACTGAAGGAAGGTAAACAAGTTACGACTGCTGAAGATTTAGGGGTATTGCCAGAGACTGAATTAGACAAACAAATTTCATTGATAGAAGAAAAAATTGAAAAAATCAGTCAATCTAGGGACAGAACCAAAGGACAAAAATTAAACTTGTTGAGACAAGAGCTTCAAGAATTGATGGATAAAAAAAACAAAGAAGTTATTGAACCAGAAAAAGCTAATTTTTATACCGATGATAAAAAACTTTCAAATATGTTATTAGAAGACACTGCTTTTGAAGGTCCTTCAAAATCTTCATTTATAGAAAAAAGATTTGATTCAAAAGACGGAAAAATAATATTAGACAGAAGTGGTAATGCTATTCAACTGTCTTCTGATGACACTATTTTTGCATCTAAAAAAGGAGATGCTGTAGACAAAACATTTATTAATTTAACCAATAGTGTAGAAAATTTATCTAAAAAAATGGAAAGACTATTAATGTCTAAAGAGATCGATATGTTAAATCAAAGAAGAAATCCAGAAATAGATAACACCCCAACAGAACCTATTATTATAAATAATAATAACGGTAGTATGGAAAATGCTTCAGAAAAAGTAAAAATAAGCGGTGGCAGAGACGAAATATATTTATCAAGAACAGAGTTTCTAAGGAGTAATACATATGGCAGATTTTGATAAAGATTATTCCTTGTTTGAAAGTGCTGTAAGTCAACAAAATAATTTGTTTACTTTAGAAAAATATTCAGAAACACTTGCTGGATCAGGTGATACAGCAGTAACTAATTTTTTAAAAAGAATTAGACTAAGATCTAATGGTAACATGGTAGACATTAGAAATGGTTTTAAATGGAGAAATTCTTCAGAAGCACAAGATGATTCCGTACTAAATGAAGTTCCGTCCTTGATTTTAGAAGAAAAAACTTTAGCCATGAGAGGAATAGCTGCAACAATATCTAATGTTATTAATACTTTTAGAAATGTTATCGACACTGCACAAAACGAATCTTTTGAAGCAGCTATGTCTGAGCCATATGCTCAATTGTATGTTATAGAACAAAATAACAGTCCATTCAAATACAGAATACCATGGTTGTTAAATAGCGGTAGTAATTTGAGAAGTATAACAAATACTTGGAATGATAATAAGGGGTTTTCACCGAGAAGTAGTAGCAGTAGTACCGGAGCACCTAATTCTAAACTTTCTCAATTTTTTGGTGGAGCAATAGGTGGTGCGGCTGGTTTTCTAACACCAGGTATAGAAGTAGATCCCATCTATACCTTTTCTACTACCAATTGTATGACACTTAATATAAGATTTCCTTTATATAATACTTTTAATATTCAATCTACAATAGATAATTTTTACTTTACCATACTATTGACTTATCAAAATCTAAAAAACAGAACATCCCTTGTTACATATGTTCCACCATCAGTATATACAGTATCTTGTGAAGGTATGAATGGTGTATATATGCCTATAGCATATATGAGAGAATTAAAAATTAATAATATAGGAACTGTTAGACAAATCACCGATGATATAATACCCGGTAAAACCGTACTAGTACCAGAGGCATATGATGTTAATATAACATTACAGGAAATGTTACCACAAAGTACCAATATTTTCCAAGGGGCTGTTGGTGGTGCTAAAGTGGAAGTAGTTGGAACTAATCCTTTTGGGGGTGGACCAAATACAAGAGGTGGACCTGAATAAGGTTAATAATTAAAATGAGAAAAACAGATATACCAGAAATTAATAGTAGTTCTTTTAGTTACGAAAATTTTTTTAATATATACGAAAATGACCAAGGGTTTCGTTTTTTTAATTTATTAAAAAATATATCAATTTTCCCGTCAAATAACAGTGAATTGGAAGGAGAATATATATCAGACTACACTGATACATGGTACTCCATATCTCATAGAATTTATGGTAATATGAATTTGTGGTGGTTAATATGTTTATATAATAGTGTTTTAGACCCCTTTGAGAAAATAAAATCAAAAACGCTTATAAAATATTTAAGACCCAATTACGTTGGGGTAGTTCTGGCTGAAATATCAAAACAAATTAATAAATAAAAATCATGCCAAAAACAAATGTAAAACCTGTAGATCCAGATGACATTTTGGTAGATGCAGCATTTTATAAAGGTAATGAAAACCTTTTAAGAGGAAATGCTACATTAAAGTGGACAAAAGAAATGGAAGACGATCTGCGTTTATGCAGAAAAAGTATTCTCCATTTTGCTGAAAATCATTTTTTTATATTAACTCTTGATGAGGGTAGAAGAAAAATTGAACTTTATAAATACCAAAAAAGATTATTAAAATCTTATAAATCTAATAGATTTAACATTATATTATCAAGCCGTCAGAGTGGAAAAACTACAACTATAACAATTTATGCATTATGGCTTACTTGTTTTTTTGATGACAAAAGAATTACTATAGTTGCAAACAAAGCCGATACTGCTGAAGAAATTTTTGCACGTATTAAAATGGCATTTGAAGAATTGCCTTTATATTTAAAACCACCAGTTAAGTCTTGGAGAAAAAACGGATTTGCTTTAGGTAATGGTTCTGCTATACAAGTCAGCACAACATCAAGTGCTGGACCTCGCGGATCTACTAGCAATCTTCTTCTTATCGATGAGATGGCACATTGTCCAAATGAAGTTATGAAAGAATTGTGGAAGTCTGCAATACCTATTATTTCATCTTCTAAAAACTCACAAATAATTGTTATTAGTACACCTAACGGGACAGATAATAAATTTTACGAAATATATCAAGAATCATTAAAAGAAAATAATGATTGGAATTTAGAAAGAGTTGATTGGTGGGATGTGCCCGGTAGAGATGAAGAATGGAAACGCTCAACTATAGCTCAATTAGGTTCTGAACAAGATTTTGAACAAGAATTTGGAAATCAATTTTTTACAAAAGGTAAAGCTGTTATTGATACAAAACTTTTAGAAGAATTAAAAGCTAAATGTAAAGAGCCTGTTTTAATTTTAGACGAAGGTTCATATAAAATATTCGATTTTCCTAAAGAAAATGATTTTTATGTAGTGGGCGTAGACGTAGGTGAAGGTATAGGTAGATCAAATACTGTTGTCCAGATTATGAACGTTTCGGATTTGACCAACATAAAACAAGCAGCCATTTATGCTAATAATGAAATTAGTCCATATCATTTCGGTACACGTTTAATGGGTATTTTAGACGATTGGGGAAGACCTCCTGTGTTAATTGAAAACAATAATAGTGGTCAACAGGTTTTAGATGTTTTAGGTAAAATTCATAATTATGAAAATATTGTATCATACTATAGCGAAGGTATGAGCAAATTTTATAAAAATGATAATAGACTAGGAATACATAGTCATACTAATACAAAATATAGAGGAACTGCAAATCTTAGATATTGGATAAATTCTCTAAATGCTGTTGAGTTTTATGATTTAGATACACTTTTAGAAATTAATAACTTTATTCAACACCCAAACTATACATATAGTAAAAGAACAAATGATGATTTTGATGACAGAGTTTTTGCTTTAATTTGGTGTCTTTTCATTTTAGATCCTTCTATAGTAGAAAAATATTTTTATATTCATGATGTTGATGATCAAGGTAGACCACTAAAAATTAAACCATTTGTAAACAATTCTGAGCTAATAAAAAAGAGTTCTTTATTTTTAGGTAAAAGTAGTCTTTATAAAAAAACAGAAAACAATTATAGACCATTATCCTTTATAGGACAAGATGAAATTGGACCAACAACAAATGATCAAATGGAACTATTTAATTGGATTAGTAACCTTTGGGACGGTAAACCTAATATAAGTAATAAAGATGGAGAAAAAACGGAAAATTCTTTAAATGAAGAAAACAATTCTCCTGTTATTTTATTTTAATATATGAACCAATCTATTTTAAACAAGTCTAGAAACGATAAATTTATATTTCTTTTTGCTTTACCCAAAGCATTAGACAATCTTTATGATCCTAAATTAAAATCTGATTTTAATGACGATAAAGTTCAATTGAGTATATACAACATGTCAGTACCTGATATTAGTATTCCGTCTATAAGTTTAGGATACGGTGGACAAACTTATAAAACCAGTTCTTTCTCAAGACCAGATTATCCATCAATGGATATTAGATTTTTTATAGATAACGGGTATCATAATTATTATATTCTTTGGAATTGGTTAAATCTTTTTAATGATTCTAGAAATTCTTCTAGTGAAATTTTAAGATCAGCCGAAGTCCCACCAAATCCAGAGTTAGAATTAGAAAATCAATTTCCTGATTATACTACGACATTAACAATTATAACATTAGATGAATATAATAGAAAACTTATAAGATTTGAATATGAAGGAGCATTTATAACTTCTTTGGGTGGAATTAATTATTCACATCAAGATGGTGTCGAAATTACAAGCACAGCATCTTTCAGTTATAATCAAATCAATGTTAGCTTGGAGTCTAATGTGAATGAAAATGTATGCAAATAAAATATGGCTGGAGAATTAAATAAAAATAAAGGTGATATTGTCTTAATAAAAGACCAATATTATCTCATAAGAATTGTTTTTTTCAATACTGTAACAAAAAAACCTTTAAGCCTTCCGTTCAAGATTGTAGATAGTTTGGTTATAGAAGAAAGTTTAACAAATTGGTGGACAAAAGGTTGGATTATATTAAAAAACGATTTTGAAGTAATAGAAAGATCTACCACAGCTAAAACAGTATCAGATACCGAGAAAAATCAAAATACTACAAGCACAGATGCTTTTTTTGTTTTTAGACACGATGGTAGAAACCGTATTAATATCAAAATAGAAACATTATCTAATGGAAATCCTTTAATAAAACCTGAAACATGGACAATGGATTATGATTTTGTTGTATATGATGTTGAAGATATTGAAACTAATTCAGCTACAGCCAAACTTAAAAAAATTTATTTTATAGATGAAAGATATCAAATTTTATCAGAAAGAAATATTCCATGGTCAACGTCTACTCATGGACCAGCAAACGATATTGCAAAGCAGAGGAATGTTTCTGTTTCTTATCTTACAGACATAGAAAGAAAGTGGAATCCTAACGAATCAATTAAATCTATTATAAAAACTGCCGCATGTAACGATTTTACTCTAGGAAAAGAACAAACTAGTGAATTAAAAGTAGGTTTTGATAGCGGCGGTTCTATTGACAACCCAAATTTACCTTTTGATAATATTGATGAGGATAATTGGAATATAACAAATACTAACGACCCTAATAATCTTGTGTTTTATACGTCACCAGCAAACGCAAAAACAATAGATGACATAAAATTTATGATGTCTTATGCTAAAGGGTTCGATAATGATCCAGTGTTTTTAAGATTAGATAGATATAATAAAAAATGGTCATTAATATCATTAAGTGATATTTTTTCAAAAGCCAAACAAATTGAAAGAATGACTCTTCAAGACGGACTGGAACCACAAACATTAGCCTATATTGCTAGGGCTGCTTTATTTGATGATAATAATGAAAAGATTTTAAATATTTTTTCTGGAAGAACATCTGTGATGAAAAACTATAAATTTGCAGCTATGGCTCCTGTGGATGATATGCGTTTAATTAATAGACCAACACATACAATGGATTTTAATACGGGAACATACAGTATTCATTTTGAAGAAAATAAAGCCGAAAAAATATTTGAAAATTTAGAGACATTAGGAAAAAAAGGATTGTATTCTTTCTTGAACAATACAAATGGACCAAATCAGATTTGGTTAAATATAAACAAAACTAAATTGGAAGGTTTGAGTGTAGAAAATGCATTTTACACACAAGGTCCACCTGACATGATGATGGTAAAAATGTTAAAAGATGCAATATTTTTAAATCAAGCATTATATTTTCAAACAGAAGGATTGACGCTAAGACAACCCGGTACATTTTTGTTTATCGACAGATCAGACTCATCCGATAAAAATGCATTTGATGATAAGTTTTTGGGACAATGGCTCATTAATAAAGTTGTACATTATTTCGATAGTAGTAAATACATTACAGACGTTTATGCAAATAAAATCGATGGTTTACATAACCATTGGTCTGTTTTAGACGATAAAAATTGGTAATTTATGAATCCTGATTATTTAAAACAAAGATTAGAACAGACGAGATTAAGACAATTACAGTCTTCCAATAAGCCACAGATGCCTTCTTTAGGTAGAATGGCTGCTAATGCTGCTCAAAGCGTTGTTAGAAATGCAGCAAGCGTTGCTCAAGGAAATGCTTTAAGAATAGATCCAGCAGAGGCTAATAGAAGATTATCAATTTGTCAAGGTTGTGAATTTTTTTCTGCTGAAGCACAAAGATGTCAAAAATGTGGTTGTTATTTGTCTGTTAAAACTTATTTGAAAGCTGAAAAGTGTCCTGTTGGTAAGTGGTAATCCCATTTTTATATTATAAATATTCTTAAATGGGCGATAATAAAATAATTCCATTACCAACTACTGCTGAAGATGTAACTTCGCAAGGAGGTCCTATTGTTACATCAGGGGATCGATCACAATATGGTCGTGGAATAACCCAAACTTCGGCCTCAACAGGGCCTACTGTAGATACATCAGGATCTAGTTCAAGCGGTGGTTTTGAATCTCCTATGGACTGGTCTAATGAATTGATCTCACAAGATGACTTTGATGCAGTATCTGGTGGTGGTAGATTGGCAGTGGGGTCTGCGCCGGGTCCTGAAGATCCAGATGCTCCTAGGGGAGTTACACCCGAAACTGCTAAATCTTTAAATCAAGGAACAAGAACACAATTTGAAACCAAAACAGGTACTACGGGAGAAATAATATCTATAGATTATGATACTGTAGGTAGAGCGGCGGGATTGACATTAAACGATCTTTGTGTATTAGCATCATCATTAACTGGTACGAATTATAATTTATTGTCAGCATGGGTTTATCTTTTGTTAAATGGTGCAGCAGCAGCGGGTAAAACAATTCAAAGTAGTGTAAATCGAAATTTAAAAGATCAGCCAGTATCAATAGAAGGTAACATGTTAATGTACATGTGGTATAGAGGTAATGCTATCACTAAAGGATATTATAATCCAACCTTACAAGCTATTTTTAAAAAAACACCAGCATATAAAAATAAATTTTTCGAAGACATAGGAGCAATAGGAAACACTCTTGTTTCTAGTACTGATAATTTACCTAACAATCCAATGACTGGTTCTGAAAAACAAGTTCCGTCTTTACTAGAACAAGCATTAAATAAAATTCATCCAAAATTTACAGAAGAATTAGAAAAATATATAAATGTTTTAAAAGGAAAAGCATATTTAGCACTTCCTGCTGGTGTATTAGGTTCTATTCAATATGCTATTAACTATATAACAGGAGTGGTGGCATACATAGCTCAAATGATAAATGAAATTTATCAAGGAGCATTAAAATTAGTGAAAGAATTTGTTGCTGCACTAGATTCAATTGCTGGTGTTATTATGCAATGGTTATTAACTTTACTGGATAGAATTATACCTTTGGAAATTATATGTTTCATTTTGGATATTATATCTATTTTCGCTGGAGATTTAACTATGTTTACGCAATGGTTTTCAAGTTCTCTTAAAATATCAGACATTTTGGAAGAATTTGGTATTGCCCCAGAAATAACTGAATTTTTATCAGATCCAGTCGGAAGTTTGACATCTTACTTGCCTGAAGAAGTACAAAATATAATGAATATTGTTAACAGTGTAGGAAATGATCCTTTAGGTTATTTGGGTTCTGTTTTATCGGAGTATGGATATACATACATGGCTTATTATCTAAAAGGCGATGTTATGGGCGGTCTTTTAAACCAGTTTGGTTCACAAGCACCTGTTTTATATCCTTTAGCAGCGGTATTTAGAAAATATGGAATAACTGGACAAGTACAATTATTCGACCCAAATTCCCCCTCCAGAAATGTAGTAATGCCAGAATTTTTAACAGAATTTAGAGGTAATGTTCAAAGATCGTTGGATAATATGGGTAGAGATTTAGTTAAAGGTAAAAATTATATAAATGAAGGTGTTTATAATGTCGCAAAAACATTAGCTGGTTCTCCGAGTGATTTTGGTACACCTACAAATAATTTTGGATTAGATTCCAATACAACTGGAACATAATATTATGAGTCTCTCAAAAGAACCAATTTATGGTAATCATTTAGGAATTGTTGTTAATAATAAAGATCCAGAATTCAGAGGCCGTGTACAAATATGGATTCCTTATTTAACAAATACTTTACATGCTGGTTGGAATAAAGATTTAAGTAACAAAAATTTCAAACATATTCATGATTCTGGTTCATTAACTCCTGAATTAGTAGAAGAATTAAAAACTGTTTTACCTTGGGCTGAATGTGCTAGTCCTATATTTGGTGGAGGTACTTCTGCGACATATAATCCAAATACAGGTATAACTGACACATATGCTGGTAGAACTTTTCCTGTAACAGATCCACAAAAAGGTGCTTATATACAAGGAAAAATAGGATCACCCCGTAATAAAATAGGCCATTATGATATTAAACAAGTTGGTAGAGGATTTTTTGAAAGAACTGATTTAGACCAATATGTACAAGTAGATGGTAGCCCTCTTTCATCTGGAACCACTACATCAGGTGGAACTTTTTATGCATCTAGGGACGGGGGAACACGTACTCACAGTGGATGGGATTTTGCTTTTGGTAATAGACAGGCAGCATTAACTCTTAGTAATGGAGCTAGATGGGTAGACAATTCTTCTATGACATTTAAAAATGGAGAAGTAGGAGATAGAGCTACATTTGAATTACCCGATGGTAGACGATTTGAGATTTTACACGGCAAATTCGATCCGAATTATGGAGGTGATATAACGCAACCATCCGAAAGTGTTGCTGGAACAACAGTAAATCCACATAGTACAGCAACCGAAGGAAGTCTGGAAGTAAAAGACGCAACAACAACAGAATCTCCAGAAGTTCAAGGAAGTTTTGTTGCTGACAAAGTATTTCAATATACAACAGTAGGCGATGAAACAACAGATTCTTGGACTTCTAAAGGATATTCTTCTCAAGGACAAAATCTAACACCAGGCATCATTGCAGTTCCACAAAATAATAAATTTTTACCAGTAGGAACTGTGATTCGAGATACTAGAACAAATTATGTATATATAGTTTCAGACGTACACGGAAATTCAAATCAAGGATCTACAATAGACATGTATGTTGATCGAAGTACGTATAACGTTAATAATACTGTAAGTAATGTAAATTTTGAAGTTTTAGGGAGAGAATCTACGATAGGTAAAAGTGCTGAAGATGTCAAAGCACAGCTTGCAAAATATGGTACTGTGCCACCCGGTGCATCTGCCGCTGAAGATTTAATAGCAGCAGGGAAGGGTGATGTATTAGAGGGTAAAACAGGTTATGCTGCTGCTAGAGGAGGATCACAAACTTCTCCAAACCCGAATTTTCATGCTCCGATAACGGATCCTGGTCTTGCTGGTGATCAAGCATCAGGAATGATATCGATACCATTTCCTGGTGCAAAAGTATTTGTATTCTTTTTAGCTGGTGACATTCAAAAACCTATATATTTTGCAAATTCATTGGAACCCGAAACAATGAAAAAAATGATACAAACAGGTTCTGATTCGGTTATTGGTCTTGATGTAGATTCAGCTAGAGTTGGTAACGTTTTTGCATCAGGCCCAGTTAAAATGTCAATGACCGATACAAAATTAAAAGATGGAAATTTAATAACAGATACAAGTTCTTTTGAAGTGTTGGCTAGAGGATCTGGTTTAATGGTTCATGGTGCTGGTACGTCATTGGTAGCTCAAGATACTTTAAATATTCAATCTAGAGCAGATGCTTTTACATCATTAGGAGGCTCTTATAATGCAAGAATAGGCACAACATCTCATACAGATGTTGAGTCAGATATTTTTATAAATGCTGGTAGAATGACGGATAAAGAAATAGCTGCTATAGAAAAATTAAAAACTATAACCGAAACTGTTCAAAAAGAAAAAGTAGAACAGATAAAAAATACAGCAAAAAGCGGAGAAAAAGTTCCGTGTCCTTTATGTTCCACATCATATGCTGTGGACAGAGCATCAAGTTTTGCAAAAAGAGCATTTAACTTTTTAAGAAATTTATTACCACCTTATTTTTCGTATGCTATAGACGTTTTCCAATTTTTATTGGGATTAATATTAGTTCCATTTACTTCGGTTGTACCGGGGCATGTCTTAGGTAAATGTGGTAATCCTGATTGTGATAAAGGCGAAATACCTTCACCACAAAAACCCATAGAAAATGCAAATAAAGAAGCGGCTAAAAAATTATCAAGTAAACAAAAAGAAATTGCTGATGCAGAACAACAGTTAGGAAATGGTGGAAGTTTTACAGTTACAGCATCAAAAGATGTTGTGATTTCTGCTGGATTACCCGGAGGAATGAACGATGCGCCATGTTATGCAGAAACTGTTAATAAGTCAGTTTCTGTTGGTACACAAACAAAATCAAATGATGGACAAACCATTGCACAAAGGCATAAATCTGCTGAAATAAAAAACGTTGTTTATACCCCACCGATCAATTTACCCGGTAATCTTATGTTGCGTGGCGGAAATTCTGTACAAATAGTTGCTGGTGCTGCTGGCATAGAATTAAATACTAAAGGAAGATTAAAATTAAATTGTGGTTCTGTTGAACTTTTAGCTTCAGACGGTGAAATGGTTTTCGGATCAAAAAATCATACTACTTTAAAAGGTAGAGTAGTTACCATAGACGCAAATGATAGGACTAATAAAGGTGGTGTGGAAATAAATTCACCCACTATGGTTTGCAAAGGATTTAGTGCAACCGGAAACGTAGGTGTTGTTGGTGGGATGAGATTGGATGGAGAGTTGTCTGTGCCGTTTTTAAATACAGTTGGACAACGAACCCAATCAGACCAAGGAAGTTCACCAGATCAAAGAATACCTTTTACAACTTGGGCAACTGGCCCTGCACAGACTAATGATATTTTAAATACTGTAAGGACAGCTTTAACACACTATGCAATGCCGGGTGCTATGCTAAACCTCACAAACATTGTTAAAGCTGTTATGCAAATTTATAATACAAT